TTCAGGTCTGTTGCTGGAGGAGTTTCACCGTCGCCGAGGAGCGGCTGGCGACGGTCCGCTGCTGCTTCCTTCTCCTCGTAGCCGAGGCGTTCCATCATCGTCTGACGCCGGTCCACCGCCGTAGGCGTGGTGCGACGGGTCGACAACAGGACACGCGGGGCGTCGGAACGCTCCTTGTCCGGCCAGACCTTCAACCATGCGTTCAGCACCCGGCGCTTTACGCCCGGCAGGTCGTCGGACGGGATCTGGACCCGGCTGCCTCGGAAGCCGCCCGGCCCTAGCGCGGCGACGGCCATGCCAACCTGACGGCGGGTTTCTTCCAGTTCCGGTGTCTCCCACAGACGCAACTTCCAACCCGACGGGGTGTCCTTGTCCGGGGTGTACGCGTAGGCCGCTGCCGGGTACTCCAAACCGTCCTCGGTCTTGATCTCGGCTTTGGTGACTTCGCCATAGGCGTCAATGGAATCAGTCATACCGGTCATGGTATCGCAACCGCCGCATCTGTGTCAGCAACGTCGCGTAGAATGGTGTTATGCCATTCATAGTCTCCGGTCGGGTTACCGACTACGCCCTCAACAGGCACGACATCCCGAAACGGGACCGTCGCTTCTCGCTGTCGTATTCGCAGGATGCAGGCTGGGACGATCCTGACTCGCTGGTGCTTGCTGCGATGCGAGCCGAGGCAACCGCTTTGACTTCGGTGGAGCACACGCCGATCCCTCAGCACAGCCGTCGTATCCCTCCGACCTTCGAGGATGCCCCGGCTGAGAGTTGGGTGCGGTCAACCGTAGATGCTGTCGTGTGGGCTATTGCCGAGAAGATCCAATGGGAAGTCACGAAACCGCTCGGCGAGTCCGACGTCGAAGATGCTCTAGTCGTTTACTAGACCCCGGCCATCATTCCGAGTATCCAGTCGATCATGTCAAGGTCAGCGTCGAGCGTGCTGCCGCTGTAACCGGGTAGCCCGCTGATTTCCTGTATCGCCATCGGTGTCGTCTCCCGGTACTCACTGAATACTCCCTTCATGCCGTAGTCCTTGCCGATGTACGGGTTGATGAACTCGTCCTCGACTGCCCACTCGTAGTGCTCATACCCACCTCCCGGCTTGATGTCGTTGAGTCGCCGTAGTTCCTGTTTCAGCACGTCGTCGGTATCAGCGATCCGTCGCTCAACCCATTGGCGTTCTAACCGTTGATGGAGCGGCGTCGCCAACTGCCCCCGGTGGCTGACCTCGTGGAGCATCGTCGACTGGTCCGGCACCGAACCGGTCTTTCCGATGCTGATGAGGCCGTCACCGCCTCCCATCGCTTCCATACCACCGCCGTCGCGGTAATGAGCACGCCCCCCTTCCCCGTTGAACCCGAGCCTGCCCCGTTCGTTGGATCGGGTGATCCAGTCGGTCGGCATCCAGTCGTCGACTGCTTCCTCCATGCTGTCGAGCGCCTCCCGAACCCGTGGCGTGATGCTCTTGAACCCGCCTTGAGTCTGAACTGTCATACCCGTTTCGATGGTGAACGTCTCCCCGCCGATCAGCCGCACCTCGCGGAGCACCTCGTTGATTAGCGACCGCAGGTCCGGTGCAAGTTCGCTACCGACCCGGCTGAGTTGCCCGAGGAGGAGACGCTCAACGCCTGCGGTGTCCCCGGCGTTCATCACCTTCGTCAACTCGGCTACCTTCGTAAGCAACGTGGCGTCGGAACGAGACGATGCAAGCGAAAAGGCGTAGGAGTCTTTACCTCCGGAAGACCGATACAACAGCCGGACGTTCTCGGCGACTGCCTCGGCGATCTCGTCGAACCCTTCGGCGATAAGGGCGTCGATGTGTGTTTGTGCGTCAGCCATAGCCTCCAACGACTGTTTGGCAATGCGACGTTCGAGTCGGCTTGTGAACGAACTATGTCCACCACTGGGACGCAGAATGTTCAGCGTCGTCTCCGTCGTTAGCGGCCTCGCTGCGAACTCCTCGGGGAAAGCGGAACGCAGCGCCGTGATGGCTTCGTCGAGCAAGTTGACTGCTTCCTCGATCGGGTCATACGCCATCCTGATCCGGCCACGGGCATTCTGGCTAATAGTCTGAACGAGGCTGTTGATCCGCGAGAAGTCGTCTGCTTTCCTCATCGTTTCGGCGATCGACCCGAGAGAGTTATGAACGGTGTCACCGAGTAGACCCTCCAACGGCTCCCACACAGCGAGGTACTCCAACTCCTCCGACCGGGTATCGAACCGGGGACGCCGACCCTCACGGCTTCGCTTCGGTAGCCGCCCTGCACCGGCAGCGTCAGAAGCCTCGTTGAGTTCGTCCATGAAAGTGACGTAGAGACGATCTTTGCTCTGAATGGCCGAGGTGACCTGTTCGTAACCGCTCCACGCTTCTTTCGGGTCGCCACCCTTTTTCGCTTTCGGAAACAGTTGAGTCACCCAGTTCTTAGGCACCTCAACAACCTCCCCGCCTTGCCGAGCCGCTGCTTCGGTGCGGATCATCGTGCCGAGTTTTGTCATCTCCGTTTCGAGTTCAGCGATCACACTGGCGGCACGCCGCTCCTCGACGAACACCCGCTCCATCGCACGGTGCAGCCGGTCATTACCGATTACACCGTTTGGGTCGATCAGATCGTCGAGATCGTTACGAACCAAACGCCGGGTCGATCCGGGAATACCCGTACCCCGTTCGCCTGCGAACTTGACCCGAGTGAAAGAGTTTTTGGCTTCTCCGGGAACGAACCCCTCGTATGTATCGTCAGCCCAGCCATAGAACTTGTCACGGAACCGGGTGGGATCGAACCTGCCCTCCACCGCTCCTTTCCCCCATAGAAGGTCGTCCTCGACTGCGTGCCTCGTCTGTGTCGCTTTCAACTCGTCTACCCGGTCGGCCTGTCGAACGATCGCCTTGACCCCATCGGAAGCGTCGTCGGGTAACGGTGGGCGACTGACAACCGGGTTCAAGTCGGCAGCCAGCACACCAGAAACGTCGTCGTATGACTGCCGGAGCAGGTCGTCGAGATGGCTGTCGAGAAGGAAGTCTCGCTCGGCGTTGGTCAGGTCAGCCCATTTGCGTCCGGCGTCGTCCCAGACGATCTCAGCGTTGGAAGCAGGGGCACCCGGCTCGGCTACGAAACGCGCCGTCGGAGGCTTGGCGAGCAGGTGCTCGTAGGAGCCACCCGTCTGCTTGAACTTCGCGGTCAACGCCTTCCATTCCTTGATACTCATTGACCCGGCCATCTGGCTGCCGTCGACCGGGTGAACCTTCAGGGCGTCAGCCAGATCGTTGTACCCTTTGCCGAACCAGCGGACCCGAACAGGCAGGTTCAGATCGTCGGCGATCGCCAGCCGGTGACCACCGCTAAGGATGTTGAGTGTGCCATCCGCACGAACGCTCACTTCGATCGGCATCCCGATCTCGCGGGTCTGTTCGATCGACTCGTACAAGCCCGGACGGGGACCAAGGTTGAGGCCAGCGGGGTCGCCTCCGATCTTCGCGTTCTCGACCCGTTTCGGTAAATCATCTATCCACTCGTCATAGGACGAAGCGTCGGGCCACCCCTTCACATCTTTGCTGCGTGCCAACTCCCGACCAGACACGGAATCGGGAAACTGGTCGATCGACCCGTCCGGGTCGTAGTCCCTCGCCTTCGGCACCGCATTGTTCGCAGGCATCGGCTCAGGAGGAGCCGCCTGAGGTTTGGCTGGAGTAGGAGCCGCCTGAGGTTTGGCTGGAGCAGGAGCCGCCTGAGGTTTGGCTGGAGCAGGAGCCGCAGGCGGCGGCACAGGCGGCACGAACCCCGGAGGCGTAAACAACCTCGTTGCCGACGGTTGCGTCCTGAACCCCGACGGAAACTCCCACACGATCGGATTCTCAGGCGTGCCCGCCGGATAGTTCTTGTCACCGGCACCGTGCGGGATCGGAGCCGACGACAGCGTATGGACAAAGTCGAGGTCGCATCGGCAGTTCGGATGCGCCGGAGGACCGTCGCCGACACCCTCGAACGATTGGTCGAGCGGGATCGCCTTGCCGAACCCGAGGTCCGAACACATATTGCAGACGTCGGTCGCACCGGTCACCCACTTCTTTCCGGCGGTCTTAGGGTCGGCCAGCCCGTCGTCGACTGCTTGGCGCATCGCTGAGAGTTGCCCGTGGACCTGAGCACGCTTGATCTCGGTACGGGAAATCATCCGGGCGCGGGACCGACGCAGTTTGTCGGCGTGCCGCTGCGCTCCCTTCTGGACCTTCATCTGCGCCTTCACCCCGGTGACGCCCTGCTTGGTGAGAGCGTCGGCCATCCGTTCGGCCCGGTGGTACACGGCGCGCTCCCACGGCTGCGTCAGGCCGTTCATGTTGACGCCCCGGAACCGAGCGAGGTTCTGCCCGACCGAGGTCGTCGGGTTGACGTCCTGTAGCACCGTGACGAGCGCCTGCGAGGTCTGCTGGGCGGTCAGCCCGGTAACCGTTCGGCCTGTGGAGAAGGTCTGCTGTGCGGTGAACGACTCGCCGATCACGTTCTGGATGACCCGCTGCTGCTCCTCGACCATCGCCGTCACCAACGTCCCCGACCTGAACTGGGCGTACTGGACTGATGCGGCGTTCACATCGTCGAACGCCTCGACACCTACCGCCGCCCACTCCGCTTTCGGATTCATCCCGACCCGTACACCACCCACGGTCTGCGGGTCCGCTGTCGCCTTCGTGACCTTCCCGTCGGCGTCCGTTAGGCGCAGCGGGCTACGCCGCCGCCGCAACTGCTCGTTCATGTCGGCCCTGATGCGGTCCTGACCGGTCAGCGCACCCTCGTTGAACGTCGGCTGAAGGATCTCCGCTATCCGCACCCGGTACGGCTCGGCGACCTCCATCGCACCGGCGAGGTATCCGGCGACGTCCATTTCCCCCGCGATGATCGGCTCGACCGGCGGCATCGCCGCGAACATCTCCTCCATGACCTGACCGACGGATCGTTCCCGGCCACGCAGCACAGCGTCGCCGACAGGCCGGAACTTCGGCTCGTGGTTCGACCGGGCCTTGGCGACATCCCACGACAGCGGGATGTGCCTGATCCGGTTCGGTCTACCTACCCGGACGGAGCCGGGCATCTACCCGACCGCCTCGGCTTCCTCCTGCGGCAGCCCGGCGATGTCGCGGAGGTGCTCGCCGAGGTTCTCGTCGGGGAGGATCGCCCCGACGCCGGTCAACTTGGAGACGTAGTCGGCGATGATGGAGATGTCGACCTGCCGTGGCGTCGAGTAGTCGAGTTTCGGATACAGCGCCGGGTCGACGCCGTTGAGGCGCATCAGCCTCGGGATGGCGTGGGCGTTGATGACGTCGGCGATACCGGCCACCCATGTCTCCAACGCGTCGGCGAACAACTGGATCTTGGACACGGAGAGGGCTTGGGTGCCGACCTTGTCGTGACCGAGGAGGATGAAGTCGGCTAGGACCGACATGGCGATCCGGGCGTCGTAGCGGTTGATGATCGCGTTCGTGTCGAACTGCCTGCGCCCTCCGGTGGACAGGAGTTTCAGGTCGTATGCGAGTTGCTTGGTGTCCGGGTCGTAGGCGAGCGGGAACACGATGCCCTCCTGCTCGTCCCGGCGTATGTTGCGGACGATGCGCTTGATCTCGCCCAGTGCGCTGGTTTCCTGACTGGTCGCGTTGTCTGACAGGAGGTGGGGTGGGACGAGGGCGACGGGCATCCCGGCGAGGTCACGCTCGATACCGATCGCTTCGATCTCGGCGATGCGCTTCTGGAAGTACCACGGGACGAACGCGTTGCGGAGGATCGACCGGCCCTGCGGGTTGTTGCGCTTCGTCGTCGTGCGGAACAGCAGGCACTTCTCGATCGGGAGGAACACCTCGCCCGACCCCGCGTTCGGGTCCAACTGCCATGCCCCGTCAATGCCGCCCGACTCGTCGAACTTCCACCGGGTGAGTGTCGACTGGTCCCGGATCGGCCACTTTCGCCACCCGTACCTGCCGTCGTCGAACTTGGACTTCTCCGAGGTCTTCTCCCGGTCAGGGCCGAGGCGTCGCTTGTAGACGATCTCGTTGTACGAGTAGCCGAACGTCAGCATCGACAGGATCGCCGACAGGGTGTCCGGCCACGAATGGGTCATGTCGGTCATGCACTCCGAGACGAACGTCGCCTCGTCTACGGCCCGCTGGTCGTTCGGGTCAGCCGGGGTGACAGTCCAGTCGACGCCCCGCACCAGCATCTCGATCGAGTAGAGGATCGCTCCGATGACCGGGTGGTTGTCGGACATCTCCCGGTACGTCGAATAGCCGCGCTTGCCTTGGAGTTGCCGCAGGAAGTCCTCGCGGACATCGCCGCCGTACTGGACGAGGCCAGTTGAGCCGACCTCGCCTAGATCAGTCGACGTAGGCGCAGCCTTGGTGAAGTCGTCAGTCAGCGACATGGCGTCCAGACTACACAACAAGTCATGGCGCGTCTGCTACCTCGGCTTCCACGGGTTGGATTGTTCCATCGACACCGGAGCGATAGTCGGCGCTCGCCTCGCCCCGTCGACCACCAGTTCCGTTAGCGCCCATACTAGGGCGTCGAGGCGGTCAGGGGACGGCGACCGGTCAGGCACCCACGAACAGAGTTGGTCCTCAAGGTCGGCGAACATTCCGAGGTGGTGGATCTTCCCCTGCTCGTACAGGGCGGCGATCGGTTCGGCCCGCACCCGCTTCCCCCGGCTGGCGTGAACTAGACGGATCGGGACGCCGCGCTCCACCGTGTCGAGCGTGTGCCTGACCATGTCGCCGCCCTGATTGGCTTCGGCGACTATCCGGTCGGCCTTCAGCCGGTGGTAGGAGGCGACCGCTTCGGACGCCCACTCGTGCGGGCTACCACGCACCGACCGGTCCTCAAGGACGTAGCCGTGCCCGTCCTCACCCACCCCGCAGGCGACGATACCTGTCTCGGCAGACGTCTCTTTTGACGACACCGCCGGGTCGACGGCGACCACGATGCGTCGCATGTCCGGGATTGTGCTTACCCGGCACGCTTCGATCATGTCGCGGTTCCACAGGGCACCGTCTACGTCGTCGAGGATCTCGGCGTGGAGTTCCTGCCGACCAAGGCGGGTGCCTTCGTACCTGTCGAGGATTTCGGCGAGGAACGACGGAGCGAGGTTGGCTTTGTTCTCGAACGTGCTGCCACGGGTTATCACTACGTCGTCTCGGGCGACGAGGGTTCTGATGATCGGGGTCGGCCTCGGCGTGGTCGTTACCAGTGCCCGAGGGTGGTCGCCGATGCGTAGGCCGAACGTGAGCATGTCCCATGCGTCGGGGTAGCGCCATGCCGCCAACTCGTCGCACCATGCGAGGTCGTGGTTTGGGCCTCGGAGCCGATCGGGTTCGTCGGCTGAGAACGCTGTCGCCATCGCCCCGTTGTGGAACGTGACGCGGCGCTTCGACGGTTCATACCGGGGGCGTTCACTGGGTGGGAATACGCCGAGGAGGCCCGACTCGCCTTCGACCATCGTGTCCCTGACGTCGGCTGCTGTGGGACCGACGAGGGCGATGTGTTTCGTGTGGCCCCGGTCGACCTGCTCGCGGACCCATTCGGCTCCGGTTCGGGTCTTGCCGAACCCGCGCCCGGCGAGGATCACCCAGATGGTCCAGTCGCCCGGCGGGGTCGCCTGCTTCGGCCTGCGCCATACCCGCCAGTCGAACAGCAACTCTTGGATGTGGACCGGTTCGAGGTTGCGGAACAGGGCGTCGGGGTCGGAACGCCGGGACATCTCCTCGGCTACCGACCGTTCAGCCACAGGGCCGTTCGCCTTCCTGATAGATACGCACCCCGGCGACACACGGGTCGTCCCCGGACTCCCACAGGTCCATCTCCTGCTCGGTCGCTGGGAGGCTGTTATGGGTGCCGCAGACCACTTCTGAGCAGAACCCGGCGTCGATGCCGTATTTCAGCCAGTGTTTGAGGTCCATCATGCCATTTACCCCTCCTTAGACGCTCGTCGGGCCGTTCTAAGGGCCATTGAGGCCCGATCCGGTATAACCGTCCCCATCGGGACCGTCATCGTCGTAGATCGCCTCTATGACCGTCTCGTCGGAAGGGAAGATGTCGGCTATCGAGGTGGGTAGCCCCGGTTCGCTGCCGTTGTCCTGCACCGTCGACGGAGGCAGCATCGCCAGCGGTTCCTCATCGAGGTCGTCGGCCAACGGCCCCTGCCGGTCACGCAACTCCTCCAACCGGGCGATCAAAACATCCCCCACATCGGTACGGATCGACGACCCGCCCGGCCCGCTGATCTCATGCTGGCGAGGCGCATCCAACCCCCACAGTTCCGATCGGCGTTTCAGGATACGGATGGCCCGGTCGATCTGAGACAGATCACCCTGAGCGATAGCCGCGAATACCCGACGCCACAGGTCGTCGAGTTGCTCGTTCTGAACCATCCGCAGCGCCCCCACGCTGTCGGTCCCCCACCGCTCCAGCGCCGCGTCGAGGGCGCGCTTCGCCCCGGACCGGTCTGCGTACCCGACCTCGACAGCGATCTGGTCGTAGGTCAGCCCTGCTTTCTTGAGGTCGACGACGCGTCGGTACCGTTCGGCGATGACTGGTTCTATCTGCTGCATGGTGACACCCTAGTGTTGCGACCGGTGTTGAGAGTGATTAGAGGAGGGTGCCTTGCCGTTCGGCGTTGGTGCGTTGCATGGTCTTGGCGGCGTGGCCGGAGTGGAACACCCGCCAGTTGGCGAGGCGCAGGTAGTCGGCTGAGAGGTCTACGCCGATGCCGGTGCGTCCTAGTGCTCTGGCGACCATTGGAACGGTGCCGGTACCGGCGAACGGGTCGAGCACCACGCCGGGTGTGGATGGTGCCGAGTTGTCGGGGCAGGCGCAGGCGTACCCGGTGATCGTCGTGGGCTGGGTGTTGCGGAGTGTCGAAGCGCCGAGGCCGTGGGTCATCCCCGCTGCGCGGTCGTGGTTATGGGGACCGACGGTCCCGAGGTTCTCACGTTCGACGACGGGTGCTCGGCCTTCCCCGCACTCTGAGCACACCTCCTGCGGGCACCAGCCGAGGATCAGTCGGCGCGGCCATTCCTGAGGGAACGCCGCGAAATGATCCACGCCGAGATGGTCGGGTACTTGGAGTGGTTCGGATGGGATCGACCACACCGAACCGGGGAGTTTGCCGAGCGGGTTCTTCTCGCCGACGCAGTTTCGCCCATCATCGTTCCGCTGGTCGCCGTACTGCTTCGCGTGACCGGTGAACGCGTGCGCCGCTTCCGAGGTGTACGCCTCACGGATCTCGTCTATCGCTGAGAAGTACCGAGGCTCCAGCGTGAAATGAAACCACTGTTCATGGCTGCGGCGCACCCGGTCGGTGACCGACTCCGGTAGGCCGTTCGGCTTCGACCAGATCATCTCGGAGCGGAGGATCAGGCCGAGGTCGTCAATACACCCGATGGCGTAACGCCACGGCAGACCCATCAGAGACTTCGGACGGGCGTGACCGCTGGCCTTCGTGTAAGTGGACGGGCCTCGACCGGTGCCGCCGACCCCGGCGTTGTTGTGACCGCCTGACCCGGCGTACTTGTCGCCGAGGTTGACGAAAATCGACCCGGACGGCTTCACCACCCGGACCATCTCGACCGTCGCTGCCCACAATGCTTCTAGGAACTCCTGCGGTGATGCCTCCGACCCGATCTGCCCGTCGTAGTGCTCGTCGTCGTCCCGGTAGGAACGCAGAGCGAAGTATGGCGGGCTTGTGACGATGAGGTCGACGCTGTCGTCGGCGAGCGGAAGGCGCAGCGCGTCGGCTTGGGTGAGGGCGGTCACTCGGCCGTCCCGTCGTTAGCGTCGACGAGGAGTTTGCCGGTGGGGTCGATGTGGGCGCGTGTGACCGCTTCGAACATGAGGGTGCGGTCGTCGTCGTCCGTGTTGGCGATCTCTCCGAGGCGGCGTATGACTGCCCGGTACATGGCCTCCCAGAAGTCGGCGTCTCTGCCCATCAGGCTGCCTGTTCCAGTTCGGCTAGGCGTGCCCGTAGGGCTTCCGGGTCGTTCCATAGGCGGTCATGCCTTCGCGTCCTGATACGCCCGGCGG